GGATCGGTATCGGTAGCAAGAATGGCGCGGACACTGAAGCGCTCTACAAAGCAGACACCTATGTCGATATCGGCGAGGTGGAAGACCTGGGCGAGTTCGGTGACACGTTCAGCTCCGTGACCTTCACCTCGCTGCGCGATGGCCGCGTACGTAAGTACAAGGGCACCGCCGATGCTGGTGACCTGACCTTGACTGTCGGCCTCGACAACGGCGACCTGGGCCAGGCCAAGCTGAAGATCGCTCACAAGGATCGCAGCAAGGGTGACTACAACATCAAGATCACGTTGAACGATGGCGATCCTGATGCCACCCCGGCGATTCTGCCGACTACGTTCTACTACCGTGGCAAGGTGATGAACAACACCGTCGCTGCCGGCGCAGCTGACAACGTGGTACGCCGCAACGTCACGATCGGCATCAACTCCGACATCCTGGAAATTCTTCCGGCTGCAGCGGCTTAACCTGCGGGGCTTCGGCCCCGAACCCCAAGGATTCGACACATGAGCAAGACCCTTTACGGTACCGTCGAGATCAAGCTTGGCGACGAGACCTACACCCTCACGCCTACCCTCGGCGCCGTGCGCGCCATTGAGGCCCACTTCGGCGGCTTGCGTGGTGCGTCCCAGGCAATCAGCTCTTTGAGCATTGAAGGTTGTGCAGTGATTGTCGCTGGCGGCGCTGGACTGAGTGGTAAAGCCGCTGCGTCAATCCCTGAGCAGGTTTGGCAGGAGGGTGTGCTGGAGGTTGCCACGCAGCTGAATGCGTATCTTGTGGCCCTTTACAATCCTCGAGGTGCGCAACCGGGAAAGGATCAGCCGGCGAAGGCGTAAGCGCTGTAGAGAACGGAAGCTATGTTGACCGGCTTTACGCTGTGGCTGTCGGTTGGCTTGGATGGGCTCCTGATCTCGCCTGGCGGGTGCCGCTTCCTGAGCTGTTCCTGGCCATGGACGCCAAGATCGAGTGGGCGCAGATGACGAACCCCTTCGGCGGTGGAAAGGCGAAAGCCAAGGCTGATAAGCCATCTGCTTCGACTGTGGCTGATAAGTTGCGACAGGCGCTCACAGGGAGGCAGGCAGCATGATTGGGCATCGAGAGCTTATTTGATAGGCTGACTGTTTGAATGGAGGCAAACCTAATGCAGTTACTGATTGTCGTGCTGCTCCTCGTAATAGCCATTGTGCTGGCCCCCGGTTTTTTCTTCGGTCTTGCCGCACTTGTGTTATCCGCAGGAAACGTTGTTCTGTTTTCGCTGGTCTCCGTAGTGATCATTTCAGCCGCCGTCTACGTTTGGCAAAGGCGATCAAGCGACCCGGTCAGGCAGCAGGCCAAGGAAGAGCGAAGGATTCGAAAGATCACCGATGCTGCCAACAGGAAGAACTCCAATCAGGGGTGACATCTCAACCAATACCCAACAAACCCGCTACGGCGGGTTTTTTATTGCCCGGAGAAAAACATGGCGGATACCGACGTACAGGGGATGCTCGTTCGCATCGAGGCCACCACGGCGCAGTTGCGCCAGGAGATGGCTCGGGCAGACTCCAGCGTTGGTCAGTCGGCTGGCAAGATCGACAAGAGTTTGGGCCGGATCGATACCGCATTTGATCGTGCAGGGGAGAGCGCCCAAAGTGCGACAGGCCTGATTAAAACCGCTTTGGCGGCTGCGGTTGGCGCTGCGTCTGTCAGCAAGATCATCGAGACGGCCGACTCGTTTAGCCAGATGTCCGACCGTATCGGGATGGCCACCAGCAGCGTGGGCGAGTACAACCTGGTCCAGGATCGTCTGCTTGATACCGCTAAACGCACTTATCGGCCACTTGCCGAGGCACAAGAGCTGTACATCCGCACCTCGGGTAGCCTGAAGTCGATGGGTTACAACACCAGCCGGGCGCTGGATGTTATGGACAGCTTTAGCTTTTTGCTGGTAACGAACTCCGCGTCCGCAGATAAAGCCAGCTCAGCCATCGACGCATACTCGAAGGCGCTCCAAACCGGCAAAGTAGAGGCGGATGGATGGCAATCGATCCTCGCCGCTATGCCGACTGTTGTGGATACGATTGCCAAGTCCACAGGCAAGACCGCTGAAGAGATTCGTAGTCTCGGGGCCCAAGGGAAATTGGGGCTCGATATTCTGACGGAAGGCTTGCAGAAGTCCGCAGTGGCAAATGGGCTGCTTGCTGACAGCATGGGTGTGGCTGTCCGAGACGCCATGCAGAACCTCAACAACGCTTTCTCGGTATATGTTGGGCGCCTTAATGAAACAACGAATGGCACTGGGGTGCTGGCCAAGGGAATCAGCGTTCTTGGCGATAACTTCGAAACTCTCGCGAACATCGCTGGAGTTGTAGCTGTTGGTGCTCTGGCTGGTTACGGGCGCCAGTTGGCCGGATCTGCGGTTGCTTCTGTCAATGCGACCAGGGCGGCGGTTGCTGATGCCGTGGCTCGTAAGGCACAGGCCGCCGCGGTACTACTCGCCGCCCAGGCTGAGCAGCAAAAGGCTCAAACTTCTGTGTTCCTTGCAGAAAAAGAGGCTGTGGCCTCGCGAGGGACTGCCGTACAAACCCAGATGTCGTTGCAGCTCGCTGAGGCGAGAATGGTCGAGACTCGCGCTACTGCTGCGGTCGCTACCGCTCAGGCGGCCGCCAGTCGAGCATCTCTTGGGGTTATGGGCGTACTAGGCGGGCCTGCCGGCATTGCCGTTCTTGCCATTGGGGCCGCCACAGCATTTCTCACGCTGCGCGACAACACCAGCTTTCTTGAGAAAAAACTGGGCGACCTCGGCGACCCGATCGATAAGCTCGTTGAGAAATTCAACAAGCTCAACAGGGCAACGCAGTCTGTCACGCTTCGGGAACTCAAGGCCTCTATTGAGGATGCTGAGAGCGATCTAACTACAGCTGCAGGCTCAATCGCTTTTGAGTTTCAAAGCAGCCTGACAAACGCCGGCCTCGCTGGCGCTTCTGGGTTCATGGCGGGCATAGCTCCTCTGCCGCCTGAATTTCAGTCTGCAATGGAGATCATCAAGAAAGCGTCCTCTGATCAGTCGGCCGGGATGGTTGTAGATTGGAAGTCGGTGGCGGATCAGGTTCGCGTGGTGCCTGGTGTGACTGCTGAAATGGCGGACGCTCTGGAGAAAAGTGGTGGCGCTGCCGCTGAGAATGCCGAAAAGGTCTCTCAACTTAAAGCAGCACTTGCTGCGCTCACCGGCCAGACCGATGCAAACACACGCGCCCAACTGGAGAACGCTGCCGCCAAAGCTGCAGCCGCAGGCGTCGGGCAAAAGTATCTGGAGCAGCTGCAAAAGCAACTCGGTGCCGCTCAAGATAAAACTGCTCTTGAAGCTGCCAATCGGTTTATCTCTGAGAACAAAGATCTTACTGAAGGGATGATCGTTGCGATCCGCTCAGCGGCCGCCGCGAAGGATGCGCAGAAGGCCTCTGATGATGCCGCCACCAAGTCTGCTCGCAAGAACGCCACCGAAGGCCAGTCAGCCGCCAAGCAGCAGCTTAAGTCCTTCGACACCGCCGAGGAAGGCTACAAGCGCCAGATTGAGCTTATCAACACCACCGGCAACAAGCAGAACGAAGTGACGGAAGTGATGAAGCTTTCGTTCGAGCTGCAGGAGGGGAAGCTCGGGAAGTTAAGCGAAGCGCAAAAGAAGAAGCTCATGGGCATGGCTGCCGAGCTTGATGCGCTGAACAAACTGAAGAAAGCCAATGAAGACGATTTGAAGCTGACGGCCTTCAAGGCTTCCCAGGCCACAAGCACTCAGACCACGCAGGACGGTTTCGATCAGGAATTGGCAGGCATCGGCATGGGCGATAAGGCTCGCGACCGAATGCGGGCCGACCTGGCTCTTCGCCAGAAGTATGCGGCAGATGTCGCATCCCTTAACGAGCAGGTGAACACCGGGCAGATCTCGCAGGAGCTTTACGCCAGCGAGACAAAGGTGTTGCAAGACGAACTTGGGAAGCGCTTGGCCGCCCAGCAGAGCTACTTCAGCGGCGTGGATGCGGCTCAGTCCAACTGGATGAATGGCGCTTCGGACGCCTTTCAGGACTATTCCGATCAGGCTGCTGACATTGCCGGTCAAACAAAGCAAATGTTCACCAGCGCCTTCAGCGGCATGGAAGACGGCATCGTCAACTTCGTGAAAACGGGCAAGTTGTCTTTCAAGGATATGGCCGACTCCATTATCTCTGACCTAATCCGAATCCAAATCCGTCAGGCTGCTGCGGGATTCTTGAGCAGTGCGTTCGGATTTCTTTCGGGGGGGAGTCAGGCTCTTGGACAGGGAACGATGACGGGGTTCAGTGAGGGGGCGATGGTTGCCAATGCTAAAGGCGGGGTATACAGCTCAGCCAGCCTGTCCTCGTATTCCGGCGGGGTGTACGACACGCCGCAGACCTTCGCCTTCGCCAAAGGCGCGGGAATCTTCGCAGAGGCCGGGCCGGAGGCAATCATGCCGCTGACCAGGGCTTCAGATGGTTCCCTCGGCGTCCGAATGGTTGGGGACAATTCTCAGTCCGCCTCTTCCACAACAACTAAGAATCTTGCTGGGGTAACCCAGCACTTTCATTTCAGTGGAGATGCGAGTGGTGTTTCGAGGGATGAACTCAAGCGCGCTGCCCAGGAGGGCGCCCAGGCGGGCTACCAACTGATGCTCAACGACCTCAAACAAAACGGGCCTGCCCGACAAATGATCGCGCGCCGGTGACCGGCTGTAGGAGAAACCATGGCTGAAAATTGGCCTGAACTGCTGGAGCCCAGCGAAGCGTCTTGGGGAATGACCTACAACAATAGGGCCTTCACCTCAACGCTATCCAATGCGCAGCAGGTGATTGGGTATCCGGGGGCTTATTGGGTCTGCACCCTTACATTCGGGGTTCTCTTTGATGAAGACGAGCGTGAACTCACGTCGCTCCTTGGGCGCCTTAATGGGATGTTCGGCACCGTCAACATCCCGGCAATCACGCGTACTCGTAGTGACGACATCGGCACGCCGGTTGTGGTGTCTGGCGTCGCTCAGTCTATGTCGCTTGTGATTGGAGGCGTAAAGCCAAATGCCAAGGTGTTTTCGCTAGGCGATTATCTGACGATAAAGGGCGAGATGTTTGAGGTTGTCAAAGTGGCTACTTCAAACGGTCAGGGTCAGGTGACTGTGGCGCTCAACAAACGCATTCGGCGAACACTCACAGCGGGTACCGCCGTTGAATACCGAAACCCGTATTCAGAGATGCGACGTGTTGACGACACTCACCAGGTGGCGATTCAGCCGATCGTATCTAACTGCACATTGCAATTCAGGGAGGCCTTCTGATGCCGTCAGCGTTTCCATTCAGTCAGAGCGTCGTAAATATCATCGCCACTGGCAAATTCATGCCGGTGTACGCCGTGCAGCTCGACTTCGTCGATGGGATGGTCTTCGCACACACCGGCACCGGCGAACTGGTGGTCGACGGTGTCACCTATCAGGGGGTTGGCAATTTCGGACAGGTGAGCCAGTCGCAGGAAAGCGACAATTCCGGCTCGCCGATGTCGGTTGATCTCACGCTGAGCGGCCTAGATGCCTACATTCTCTCCGAAACCAATATCCGAGGGTGCCGCGGTAGAGCTGCCAAGGTTCTGTTTATCGTCTTCGATGAGGCGGGGAACTACGCAGCTGACATCCTGTTCTCTGGGCGGATGGACGCTGCCAAATTCTCGTTCGCCGGAAACGGGCAGGAAGGGAACAGCATCACAGTGCCGGTGGTGGATCGGATGGCCGAGTGGAGCCGCACCGGTACCGAGCGCTTCACCGACGAAAACCATCGCGCCCGACACCAGGGCGATAGGTTCTTTTACGCCATTGCACAGATGTCCGAGTGGCCGATTTATTGGGGCTCCACCAAGGACGCGCCGCCCTTCAACTACGGGAATTAACGATGCGTTATCGAGACTGGACTACGCGTCTAAACGAAGTAATCAAGGCTGCCCAAGGGCGGCCTTTTTTGTGGGGCGAATTTGACTGCTGCCTGTTCGCTGCGGATTGCGCTGCTGCGGTATGCGGCGTTGATCCTGCGGCCGATTACCGTGGCAAATACAAAACAGAGACGGGTGCCAAGCGACAACTGAAGCGCAAGCACGGAAGCCTTGAGGCTGCCTGGGATGCCTGCTTTCAAAGGGTGTCGCTGGCATTTATCCAGCGCGGCGACGTGGTGCTGTACGACGCGCCAGGTGGGCGGAGCATGGCCGTCTTCTGGGCAGGTGATTACTGGTCGGCAACCGATGACGGCGCCCACCGCATTGAATGCGAGCCTAAAGCCGCCTGGAGGATCGAATAATGAGTAATGGCGTCAAGAAAATTGCCTCGGTCGTCGTTGGCGCAGTTATTGGCTTTGTCCAAGGTGGCCCGGTCGGCGCTGTAATCGGTGCGGGCCTGGCATTCTACGCAGCCGAGCAACAGGAAAAGCTCAATACCAAATCCCCGCTCAGGGACAACGAGCCGTCGGCACAGACGGTAAGGTCTTCCAAGGCGCCTGTACGTTTTATCCTGGGCCGCGTAGCAACTGGTGGTGTGCTTGTATGGGCTCAAGAGCAGGTTGGCGCACAGACTGAAGGAGAATGGCTTCACCTGGTGTACGTGCTTTGCGAGGGGGAGGTGGACGCGCTTGAAGATATCTATCTGGGAGAAGAGCCCATCGCCGCGTATACGGGGTTTGCCAGCTACGAGCTGATCGTCAATCCCACTCAGGTCAACCCTTTCCTGAAAGCTAACTGCCCTGACTGGAAGGATAGCCAGATAGGCCGGGGACTTTCGTACGTAAGGCTGTCGCTACGCTACAGCGCTGAAAAATTTCCGTCAGGTATACCCGACGTCCGCTTTGTTGTCCGCGGCCGCAACGATATATTCGATCCGCGCTCGAATACGAGCACCTACAGCAGCAACACCGCACTACACCTGCTTTGGTACCTACGCAGTCGGTGCAATGTGCCTGACGATGAAATCGTGTTTTCAACGTTCGCCAGTGCCGCGAACGTGTGCGACGAAGGCGTGACAAATGCCGATGGATCCGTGAGTCAGCGCTACAGATCAGCGTGCGTAATCGGTGCAGATGAGCAGAAATCAGGCGTTCTGCAAAAACTTGAGGCGGCGTGCGCTGGGCGATTGATCCGTGTCGGGGGGCGCTGGATGCTTCAGGCCGGGGCTTACTACGGGCCGTATGACTTCGAGATCACCGAAGATATGGTGATCGGCACTATCGGCGGCAGCACCGAGCCGACCAATGACTCAGCCATCAACACTGTGCGCGGCACCTTCATCGATCCCTCCCAGTCTTGGGCGGAGACCGATTACCCAGAGGTGAGCGTTTCTGAGTGGATCGCCGAGGACGGTGGTGAGGCAGCCGAAACGCTGACTTACTCCTATGTCACCGACGCGTATCAGCCTCAGCGCTTGGCCAACATCGAGTTGCGACGCCGGCGAGCTGGTGGTGTCATCACTATCCCCATGAACTTTTCCGGTTACAACTGCCGGCCCGGGCGCGTGGTTCGCGTTAACCTTCCATCGCTGAATATTCTCGGCGAATTCATCGTGACCAACTGGTCGATGGGTGATAGCGAGGGCTGTAACGTCCAGGTTCAGCAGTATGAGGCGGCGATCTTTGACGATGCTGTAGGTAAGCCATATAACCCGCTTGGTTTTATCAGCTTGCCTTCCGGCGGTCTTGGTTCGCCAACAGCGCTGACGTGGACTCAGGATACTGGCGCCGAGGTGGTTCAGGGCGTGCTTTCTTGGGTCGCACCCGAAGGAATCGTTTCTGAATATGCGGTCATTATTCGCCAGGGTGCGGGTGTCGCTCAGTCGCATACAATTCAGGCTGCAAGTAACAGTTGCCCGATAAATGGATTGCCTTCCGGCAGTTACACGATGAGCGTCGCCGCAGTTGGGCCTATGGCGCGATCTGGGGAAGTCACGATAACCGTGAGTATTCAGGGGCCGCCAATTCCAGAATCGTGCAGTGTTCAGGCCTCTATCGACTCGATCACGCTGACGCCGAATAATGCGCTCCATGGCCTGAATGGCGGGACCTATGAGTATTTCTTTAGCGTCACGCCCAATGCAACTGCCGGCGAAGCGACTTATCTAGGGCAGGGGCTAAGCTTTACCCATACTGGGTTGGCGTTCTACACCAACTACTACTATTTCATTCGATCGTCGAACGCCTACGGTAAGAGCAGTTTTCTTTATGTGCCGACATCGACTTCAAACGATGTAACGGCCTACCTTGCAGCCCTGGCTGGGAAGGTAGGAAAAACCCAGCTGGGCGAAGACGTTATCAGCGAGCTGAACGGGCTACAGGACCAGATCGACAGCCTGGACGGCCTTGGCGCCTATGTGCCCGAACAGGTCTACCTGAAAGGGACGATGGTGGTGGAGGCGGATCGCATCTACCAGGCGAAGGTAGATGTCCCGGTCAATAACCCACCGCCAAATGCCACCTACTGGCTGGACGTTGGGCAGTCGGTCGAGACGGCAAACGGCCTTGCCCAGCAGGTTGCCACCAATACCGCCGATATCAACGAACTGGACGGTGTGGTCACGGCCCAGGCCAGCACCACAAACGCCCTGCGTGCCTCTGCTCGTGATGATAGCGGCAGTGGAGCCAAGGCTGATGCACTGAAGGGCTGGGCTAATACCGCCGCCATTGTCCAAGAGAGCAAGGTCCGAGCGACTGCCATCGAGGCAGAGGCCACCAAGACCACGCAGTTGCAAGCGACTGTTGGGCAAAACACCTCGGCAATTCAAGAGACCTCGTCGGCTCTGGCCAACACCAACGGGCAACTGCAGACGCTGTGGTCAGTGAAGATGGAGACCACCGCCGGCGGCCAGAAGTACGCAGCATCGTTCGGGCTCGGCCTGCAGGTGGATCCTTCTGGGGTTTCGTCGCAGTTCGTTGTGCGGGCCGACACGTTCATGTTGCTGAACCTAGCGAGCGGAACGCCTGTTTCGCCATTCGCTGTAACCGGTGGGCAGACCTTTATCAATTCGGCTTTCATCCAGGACGGCACGATCACCAACGCGAAGATTGGCGCCTACATAAGTTCGACCAACTACATCGCGGGTCAGCAGGGGTGGATTCTCAACAAGGACGGCACTTTTGAAATCAACGGGATTGTGCCGGGGCAGGGCCGCTCAACAATGACGAATAGGTCGTTGCGTTTCTGGGACGCCAACAACGTCAAGCGCGTTCAAATTGGGGATCTCACAGAATGAGTTCAGGCATGCGGATATGGGGGCCGACTAGCAGTCTTGAACTTGATGAAACTTCATTCACGGTCAGGATTGTTTACACGGCGATAGTCGCATTTGTGACTGGGGGTAACAGGAGCACGTTTATCTCCCTTCCGGGAGTGTCGCCGGCGACTCATTCTGCTGTGTGCATACCGATCGGCGCCTACCCGCAAGACCCTACCGCGCAAAACAATTATGCTGTTCAGTATGAGCCAGAGGTTAATACTAACGGTGTGACAGTTTGGTTTGGTAATAGAATGCAACCGAACGGCATTGTCGGCCTTGGACCTCAGAGGTTACTTGTTATGAGGTATCGCTGATGGCCTATGGACTAGAGTTCAAAAATAATAATGATGTTGTAGCGCTTGACTCTGAATTTTCTAGACTTGTAGTTTTGCAGTCCGGGAGATACTCAGGTGGTGCAACATTCTCACCCGCAATCACTACACAAGAACCACCGTTGGTATTTGTCCGTCCTGACGCATCCACGACATTCCAGTACACCACGATCAGCGGATCTCCGGGAAACTGGACGGGCTTTTCTTTCCTCGGGGGAGGTGTTGGTAACTATTTCTGTGCGTCTTTCAAAGCCAGAGAAGTAGCGAACTATGGATTGCGGCTCTGGGATGGGTCGACAAATCTTCTGTTTGATAGCGGCACCCCCTGCGCGCAATTTACACGGACCATCACGGGCTGGACGTTTCTCGGATCAAGCCAAACTAGCCAGGGGTTGACCAGAGGCAACTGGACGGCGCCTTCTAGCCTTTCCTCGGGGGATTACATGCTGGTCAACAATATTGGTATGGATGTTGGCGGCTCATCGACAAGGGCGTCTAAGTTGTATTGCTCTTGGGAGTACGAGAACGACAGGATTTTAATGTTTGCAATTGGTGCGGCCATTAGTGTTTATATGTTCGTCCCGGTAGTATTCGCCAAGAAAGTTTCCTAGAGCGCCTAAAAATGAGCGCAACTCGATGACCGCTTTTAGCGGTTTTTTATTGCCTGGAGAGAAATATGGTTTGGCAACGGTCTGGAACAGTATCCGTTCAAAACGGGAGCACTACTGTAGTAGGTGCCAATGTTGATTTCGCTGCAAGCTGTCGCAATGGAGATTCGTTTGTTGGTCCGGATGGCGCGACTTACGAAGTAGCGAACGTAGCCAGTGCTACGGTTATATCGATTCTTCCAGCGTATAAAGGCGCTACGGTAAGTGGGGCTTCTTACGCCATAATGCCAGTGCAGGGCTACGACAAGATGTTGTCTGATGCTTTCAATGCATTGGTCAATCAGTTTGGGGTAAAGCTTGCGGCGTTGGGCACTACCGGTAACTACGATATATTGCCTGCCGAAAAAGGGGGCACCGGTCATAGTCATGGACTTAATTGGGGGTACATCGGCGGCAACATAACTGGGCAGGACGACCTTAAAGCCGCTCTTGACTCCAAGGTTACTGGCAGTAAGCAAGGGCTGGTAACGGCGTCCGTTCTTTTTGCTGGCGGTGGTCCAACTATCATCAATAACTTCAATGTTGCCTCTATCACGAAAGTGACTACCGGAATTTATGATATCAACTTCGCAAGCCCCATGGACAACACAGCATATGTTGTAGTCGCCATGGCTTGCGACGATTCGGCAGTTCAATCGATCATGTATGAAAACGGCTCGGGCGGTAACACGCGATCGCTCAACAAGGTGCGCGTGGTCGCAGGTGTTCCTGGTGGCAGCACGCGCGACTTCACGCTGATGAGCGTGGTTGTCACAGGAGGAAAGAACTGATGCTGATCATCAAGACGGTTGACGGCCTTAAGCAGGTTGTGGCGCCGGATGTGGACATCTACGAGTACGCCGCCGCAACAGGCGGCACCGTAATGGATGACTCGAATTTTGTAGAGCTACCACGCAGCCCTGAAGAGCTGGCCAGTGATGAGCGGGCCTGGCGTGACGCCGAGATTGAGCGCGTCAGGTGGCTGCGCGATCGGCACCGGGACGAGATGGACATGGGCGTGACGACGTCGCTGTCAGCCGAGCAGTTCGCTAGCCTTCTCTCATACATCCAGCAGTTGCGGACTTGGCCGCAGGCCACCGGCTTCCCTGACCAGGCTGCCCGGCCTGTTCCGCCGGACTGGCTTGCTGTGCCAGCCCAATAACCCGCGTTCAAGCGAACGCAGAACCGGCCGCCATCGAGCGGTTTTTTTTCGCCTGGAGAAAGCCATGCCGATCACCGAGCAGCAGTTGCTGCAGATCCTCCCGAACGCCGGCCGCAATGCCGGCGTTTTCCCGCGCTCAACACGGCCATGAACCGCTACGGCATCGTGGGCACCGCGCGCGCCACCGCATTCATCGCCCAGGTTGGGCATGAGTCCGGCCAGTTGCGCTACGTGCGTGAGATCTGGGGGCCCACCGCGCAGCAGCTCACGTACGAAGGTCGTGCCGACCTTGGCAACATCGTCAAGGGGGACGGCTCGAAGTACCGTGGGCGCGGCCTGATCCAGATCACTGGGCGTGCGAACTATGCGGCGTGCGGGGAAGCGCTGGGCCTGGACCTGATCGGCAAGCCGGAGTTGCTTGAGCTGCCCCAGCACGCAGCGATGTCGGCGGCCTGGTTCTGGTCCACCAAGGGGCTCAATACTCTCGCGGATCAGGGTGAGTTCACAAAGATCACGCGGCGCATCAATGGTGGGCTCACCGGCCTGGCCGATCGCCTGCAACTGTGGGAACGGGCGAAAGAGGTGCTGGCATGACGCCTGTGCAGAAGCTGGCCGGGCTGGTTATGCTGATCCTAGTGCTGATGGCCAGCGCCGCCGGCGCGGCCTGGCAGGTTCAGGGCTGGCGCATGGGCAAGCGGCTCGCCGAGCAGGCTGGCCTACACCAGGAAGATTTGGCGGCAATCAGCAATGCCGCTGCCGCCCAGGCACGCATCGAGCAGGACAAGCGCCTGGCCACCGAATTAGCCCTGGCCACCTCCGACCAACAACATACCAAGGAATTATCCGATGCCCAGCGCAACCAGGCTCGCCTGCGCGACCAGCTTGCTACTGCTGATGTCCGGCTGTCAGTCCTCCTTGCCGAGGACGCAGCCAGTGGCTGTAACGTGCCTACCGCCCCCGGCGCCGTCAGCGTGGTTCATGCAGCCCGTCGAGCCCAACTTGACCCAGCGCATGCTCAAAGAATTATCGCCATCACCGACGCCGGCGACCAAGGACTGATCGCGCTGCGGGCCTGCCAGGCGTATGTAAGGGCTGTGGCCCCCTGAGTGCGTCCAATTCTAGCAATGGGCTATCCTTGACCCTTTTAGAAAAGGGGAACCAGCATGGAAGGCATGACGCTCAGCCCAAAGATCGAGCGCGAGGCTGAGAAGCTGCTGGCTCAGATTGCCCAGGCGGACTCGATGATTGTTGCGGCGAAGGCTGGCGCTAGGGCAGAGGGCTTCGTGCTGGGCCTGGAGTCGGCCCGCGCGCTGACAGAGGCGACAATAGACCGGCTCTACGTGATATTTGACTCGGCTACTGAGCAGCGTCTCAAAGCGCTTGCCGGGTAGGCGCGGCTGCTGAAGCCTCCTTTAGGTCGCGCAGCTCGCCCAGCAATCGCTGGTTCTCCCTGAGCAGTTCATCGCGCTGACCGGTAACCAGATCGATGGGGCGAAAGCTCACATTATTAGGCTCCCGATCGTTCATTGCTGATGCGCGCTCAAGGGCTTCCATCAACCGGGCCTCTGCCGCGGCTTTTCCGGTGGCGAGCAGGTCATTCATCTGCACCAGACCAGCGATATTGGCCCGCGCTTTTCGCAACATCGCCTCGGTTTGGATGAGCTCGTCCTCGAGCAGGGCGCACTGGTGTTGGTACATTTCCAGGGGGGTG